CTCCGGGCGCTTTTCTATTCATGTCCCACCCCCCCCCAGTGCGAGGGGCTTTTTCATAGGAATTAAATTATGTCCACATCTGACCAACTCGCCGCCGCTGTCGGCGCACCTTCTGCACCAGTCGCAAAACCAAAGACGAAAGCTCCCGCGATCGTTCAACAGGTCCTTTCCGACCAGTTTAAAAAGCAACTCGCCTTGGCCGTCCCAAAACATCTGAGCGCTGACCGGATGGCAAGAATTGCCGCGACCGAACTGCGTAAAACTCCAGCCCTTCTCAATACCACACCGGCCTCGTTCCTCGGAGCGGTCATGCAGTCAGCTCAGCTTGGACTTGAACCCGGGTCTGCTCTTGGGCAAGCATACCTTGTCCCCTACGATAACCAGTGCCAGCTAATCTTGGGCTACCGCGGAATGATTGACTTGGCAAGAAGATCCGGACAAGTTTTGTCTCTGTCCGCATTCGCAGTCCACGAAGGTGACGACTTTAATTATCAACTCGGCCTCCATCCGGACATTCATCATGTACCAAGTGTTGAAGCCGACCGCATTAAAAAACCGATCACCTTTGTCTACGCAGTCGCTAACCTCAAGGGAGGCGGATACCAGTTCGAGGTCATGTCTCGCGCCGAGGTTGAGGCTGTTAAAGCCAGGGCCAAGAGTAAAAATATTTGGACCAACTATTTTGAGGCCATGGCCCTGAAGACCGTTATCCGCAGGTTGTTCAAATATTTGCCTGTTTCAATTGAGGCTCTGCAGGTGGCTAATGTTGACGCGAAACGAGAAGCCGGGGAAAAGATCGACCCGAACGACGTAATCGACATCAATGCCGTCAGCGTCGAGGATTTCAAAGACATCGAAGATGGCGAGGTCGTTGGAACATCTCAGGACGCTCCGGTGGAGACAATAAATAAGTAACCATAAGCCCTGCGAGAGCGGGGCTTCTCTTTTGGAGAAATAAATGTGGAAGATTAAAGACCTTGCCTTAAAAGACAAGATCAACCAGTTGGTGGTATCTGATGACAGAATTGCAACGTGTTGCAGAGAACAAATGAAAGATCCAACCGATTACATTTCGCTGGAATCTGAAGTTTTCAAACTTTCTATGAGAGTTGACAAGGACTATTTTGAAGAGTTTCCTGAGTACAACCCAGATGGATGGAACCCGTTCCCGGAGGTTAATCCTCCGGAGTGCGGAGAGTACCTGGTGACATTTAAAGACGAGGATGCAGATTACGTGCAGCAAAACTATTTCGACATGCTGGGAAGATGGGGAACCGCACATTCTGATGTGATTGCTTTTAGAGCCCTCCCCGCTCCCTACCAACCGGAGACCAATAAATGAAACTAGAACTTGAAAACATTGACGATCCTCGCACTCACACTTTTGAGGAGGACGACCAGATCCTTGTGCTTTTAAAAAACGCCGAAACTGGTGAGTTGTTTTAGAGAGTCTTGACGTACACAAGCGGAAGATTTTTAGAAGCTTGCTCGTTACCTGTTGAGTTTGATTTTGATGATGATTTCCCTGAACTAATGGGATGGGAAAAAATAGACATTTAACAGCCGCCTCCGGGCGGTTTTCTTTTGGAGCAAATAAATGAGCAAACCCTTTGAAACTACGTTTGCAACACTGCGCATAACCTGTTAGGTTACAGACTACGCAAAATAGGCAGGGTTTCTACCGATAAAAAACTAGTTTTGTGTAATATTCGCATCGGGCACTACAGTATGGTGCAACAAGAAAAGGCTTTCTCGGTTGAGCCGGATCAACCGAGCCAAATTCCCTCCAAGCCTGCACAAGCGGGCTTTATTTTTGCCATTAACTTACCGAAGGAAAAACTATGGATTCACTTTTATTGTCATGCATTGGCATCAGCATTCTTGCACTTGCAATCGCCAGTATGTTTAACACCTGGATGATTATCAAACTTTATGGCAGGGTTTACGGAAGGTAGAGGATATTCTAAATACTAAAAGTTAATAGTTACACCGCACTTCATGAAAATATGCCTTAGTTTTTTTACCTGAATAAGCTAAAATCCTCGCATAAGAGGAGGCTCAGATGGCAAAAGTTATTGGACTTTTTAATCATAAAGGCGGAGTCAGCAAAACGACAACAGCTTTTAATCTTGGGTGGTCCTTGGCAAATCTAAACAAAAAGGTATTGCTAGTTGACTTGGACTCACAATGCAATTTAACTGGATTAATTTTGGGTTATGCTGGACTGAGTGATGGCTTGGATTCGTTCTACAGTAGCAGAGATAATCTCACTCTAATGCCGATCGTGGACCGGATTATTGACGGGGAAACTCCTGAGGGGATATTAGACGCCGAGAAGGGAAGGCTACACCAAACACAGAACGAGAATCTATTTCTCTTACCGGGTAGCCTAAATATATCCAGTTTAGATTCTCAAATTAGCATTGCCTTAAAGATCGCTGCAGGCGTTCCTGCAACACGCAATCTTCCTGGAGCTTTACCGCAACTTGTAAAGAGTCTGGCCAGGGATCGTGGTTTTGATTATGTGATTTTAGACATGAGTCCTAATGTAGGGGGCTTAAACGAAGTTATGTTGATGTCTAGTGACTACTTCATCGTTCCTACTACACCGGACTTTTTCTGCTGGCAAGCTGCTAGCTCGCTGACTAAGTACATAGAGATATGGCACAGCGATCTGTCTGCCTTTAAAGCTGCTTCAGCAACACCTCGTGCAGTAGCTTCGTTATCTAATTGTCCTTTATTTTTAGGAACAATTCAGCAACGATACAGAATCCGTAAGAGGGAGCCTGCAAAATCCTTCGAAAAATGGATCACCGCTATTCGTGATTCGGTTGATGCTAGCTTAGTTCCGTGCTTGACAAGACTTGGTTGCGTAAAAAATCGAGCCGACGTTCAGGTCGCCTTAGACGCATTAGGCTTGAATCTCCAGGCTTACGACCTTGCACACATCTCGGATTTTAATTCGTTAATTGCCATTAGCCAAAATCTTGGACGACCAGTTTTTGCTTTGACTGATGAGGACTTAAAAAATGCAAAGCAGTTTGGCTGGGCCCTCGAAACTATGAAAGAAAGTCGAACTGCTTTTAGCGATCAATTCAAAATATTAGGGGAGTTGATAATATCTTTGACTTCTTAAGAAACTACGTTCATTAAGTCGGCCTCCTACGGGAGGTTTTTCTTTTTCCTTTACAGATCGCCTTGAAAGCCGCTAAACTTTTTTCAGGAGGATGAGCCCCTCACCAGTTCAAACACCCAGTGAAAATGAAAAAACTCCTTTTGCTGCTACCCATAAGTTTCTTAACTTTAACTAGTTGTACCGTCATCGATGGTCAGACAGTTTGGTTAGATGAAATAAAAACCTATCGAGTCTTTCAAGTTTTGCCGGATGGTAATGCCTTGGCCTTTGAATGTGATTCAGAATACGACAAATACTGTTATGGAGATGTAGCTCTACTTGCTGAAAGGGAAAAACCTTTTTACGACGGAATTAAAGTAACTATTCCTAAACCAACAATTGAAGGAACCTACCGCTACGAGACAAGGGACAACTTTATTAAGACAGTTCCGATAGTGCGGTGACAGTTCGCATCTAAAGAACTCAATTACGGTTAGAAACTAACACCGTTCCGCCCCTCAAATTGAGGGGCTTTTTTATTGGGAATACAAAATGAATGAATTAACCACTCTGCCTCCACCGACATTAGAAATTATTGATGGTGTGCCCACCGTCCTGTCAACTGTCGTGGCGGATTATTTTGGATACCGCCATGACAACTTGCTCCAGATTATTAGAGGCCTGATAGCTCGAAATTCGGAGCTTTTATGTCTCCTATATTTTCAGGAGACAACCACAAGCCGTCCACATCCTAAAAATCCGGATGTCTTTATTGAGTCTCCAGCATTCAGAATGAATCAAACGGGATTCAATATTCTGGCGATGAAGTTGTCCGGAAAAAGAGCGGAAAGGTATCAAATCAGATTTGCTCAAGCCTTCGAAGCAGCGGTGAAGGCTTTACAGAACATCAACCTGTCGACGTATCAAAAGGCCCTTCGACTGGAGGCAAAGTTCGACGAACGAAAACGGCAGATTAGTTTCTGCGCCTCTTCTCTCGCCAAATGGAAAGATGAAAAGAAAGTGATGCTTTTAAAAATGGACGAATATCAAAAAGACGTACAGATGTCCCTTCCTTTCGATTCAATCCTAATCGAAGTGCCGCACTAAATGAACAAATCAAACCTCAGAGCATCCGTTTCCCGGGTGCTCTTTTTTTATGGATAAAGCTATGACAGAACCGATGGAATTTACAGAAGCCGTCTTCCAACAGGTGGTCGGGAAGTATCGAATCAGGGTTGAGTACAGAAACTACTGGAGCCCTCCTATGGCATGTTGGGCTCAGGCATTCAACTCCTATTTTTGCGAAGCCTCTGATGTCTACATGGATGAATGTTACGACTATCCCTGGCGTCCTTTTATTCACTCTACAGGCTACTCAGACGACGGGAAACCAATCCCCATCACAAGAGAAGAAGCCGCTAAAGCCATCACCAATGCTTACAAGGAATTGACGTTAACACCGGAAGAACGACAGGCAAGGCGCGAAAGATCAGAAAAGATCAAACGGGAAGTCAGAGAACGGCTTAGAAAACAAGGACTCTTCAAATGAATTTACAAGAAAAGCTACAAGCTATTGCGAACCATTACGGCATGGACCTTCAGGCCATCAAACTGGCCGAAGAAGGCGCAGAGCTGGCCGCTGCTACGTTGAAGAACGTCGGTCTCATGATTCGGCAAGAGAACGGTGAAGGCGGTGAATCAATCGCCAAAAAACGAGCTGAGGCTATGGAAAAAACTGACGAAGAAATAGCTGACGTTCTCTTAGTATCTCGGCAAATGGAATATCTGTTGCTTGAGGCCCCGGAATATGACGAAAAAATCACTCGTCTAATGTACGAAAAAGCCGACCGCCAGTTATCAAGAATCAAGGAAGAAGCAAAATGAACATTACTAGAATCAGCCTGAAGCACACAACCGAAAACATTCAAATTCCCGACTGGGCGAAGACGATTGTCATCCACGCAGACACCACGGCACCGTACTCGGAGAAAAAACTACAGCAAATCTACTGGCTGTTTTTCAAAACACTCGGCATCACGGACGAATCCAGAACTAAATACACGCTTCGTTTTCACGTGAGATTCGCTCGTCCTGACTGTGATTACTACGTTGAGTTTGCTGACATGATCATCAACGATCGCGTGAGGTTCTGACAATGCCCAGGAACAAGAAACCTCGGAAAAAATTCACCTGTCGAAGGATTGAGATTCCGCGCATTTCTGAAGAACGAATTGATGTGATTATCGACACGATGACGAATGTCGGATTCTCAGTTGAACTTAAATTGCCCAATGGCACGTTTGATCGAGATGATATGAGAGCTCTAGCAGATTTCAGCAATCTGACAGGCGTGACATTCAATGAACTGAGGGAGGATCGTTTGAGTGAGGAAGATCTGATTTCTTCCAATGAGCTGCAGTGTGCTCTCTCAGATAGTCTGACATCGTTATATCTCCGGACATACAAGAACAAAGCTAAGTTCTACGTTCCGACCGGAGAGGAGCTCAAAACGATTCAGGAGGCTGTCACGTTCTTCCTCCCGGTAATGGAGGAAATTGTTAAAGACAGTCCAAAACTCATTATCAAATTCTGGAACAAAACAAAGAATCTAATGACGCGCCCTGATGGTGCGTATAACGGAGTAAAGGTATCAAGCTATGAGTAAGACACGATTGATCCGTATCCCGGAGATCGCAGAGATCTCCGGACTTTCTGTATCAACAATAAAAAATTATGTTAATGGCGGGTATTACTCGAAAAGAGGCTTTGTACCCAAAGATGTTGGTTTTCCCAAGCCGGCAAAGATCATCAACAACATCCGCCTTTTCGAAGAAAGCAAGATCCGCCGTTTTTTCAATATCGCGTAACTCACTTAGGAGTAATCAGACTAAAGCAATATTCAGCCCAGGCGCTCATCATTTCCCGGCGCCTGATAAACGATTTATTCCGCTCGTATGCGCCGTTGTATGCATCGTTCGCCTTGTGGTGCAAACACAATTCGGCGGTACGAGCTCCAAATCGTTGATCGTTTCCTAACTCATCGTCTTGCGCCCATGTTCTAAAAGTTGCACGTGCTATGCCGTGCATTGTGGCGCAAATCTCTTTTTCTCGTAGCCGCGTCTGTTCGGTGTCAATCCATTTACCAGGCAAACGTCTTACAACTCTTGAGAACATTGCATCTGACATAACCCGACCCTTTGGGTTAGGAAAGATCAGGTCCTGTCCTTCTTGTCTGGGTAAGTGTCGCAAATACTCTAAAACTTCATCCGCCAACGGAACTATAAGTCCTCCGTTTTCTGACATTTTCAATTGAGATGGCGGGATGTCCCAAATCCGATTTTCAAAATCTATCTGACTCCATCGCGCCTCCCTCGCAGTTTGCGAGCGTGTAGCCGTAAGAACTGCAAAGAAGCCACACCTATTCGCATAGGAATCCCTGAGATTGTCATGAAGTTCCTTCATAAATAAAGGGAGTTCCTTCACACTTAAGGCGCCTCTATTTTCTTGAGTATGCCTTCCGGGAGGAAGCAGAAACTTCAGAGTTCCGGACCTATCTGCGGGGTTGTCATGTTTGAAAAATTGCTTCGCCTTCGCCCAGTCAAAAAAACGCTTTACTAGCTGAATAACTCTATTGACTGTTTCCGGCTTGTCGTAAATTCGTTTGGCAACGTCTGCAATGTCATCGCACGTAATCGAATTAATATCGAGTTCTCCGATGTATGGAAGGACATGGTTTTTCATACGTGATAGATAAACTCGATGCCCTTTATCGAGCTCCTGCCATTTTCCTATTTCTAAGTTCCACTCTTCATATTTTTTTGCTATTTCAGCAAAAGTAAAAGACTCAACAGGAGTCAGTTTCTCCTTCTTCTCAAAGCGTTGTAAAAATTCGGTATCAGACAACGCTTTTAGTCTAGTTGCTTCAGCTCTCGCCTGAACTAATGAAATTTTCTTCGTGGAGCCTATGCCTACCTCGTGCCTCCTCCCCGCTATTGTTCTACGAAAATACCACGAGCAAGAGCGAGGTCTTTTTCTGAAACAAAGACCTTCAATTTTTGAATCAAAAAAATATCCTTCTTGCTGGACGCTATCTACAAATGCTTGGGTCAGTTTTGGAGCCATGATTCTGTGCCTACCTCTGTGCCTACCTCAGAATTTAGTTATTTTTGGTTGGCTTTAGTTTAATCTGTCTTGACGACAAATTACACAGACTCTTTGAAACCCAGAAAAGACGGGGATTTCAAGGCTTTTTTATTTTGGTTTAGTTTGATTTAGTTAGGTCTGTCTAAGAGGAGATTGGTGGCCCCAACTGGAATTAGACATCGTTGCAGGACAAGGGATTTAGAGGAGTGAATCAATTTGCCTACCTCTGTGCCTACCTCAGAGGATTGTCTAAGAAAATCTAAAGGGCCTCAAGAGAGACCCAGATCATCCTAGTTCGAAAGAAAAAATCATCTATTTATAATAGATCTAAATGGGTCGCAGCTGTGCGGTCGGCGAGAGACGCTCCGAGCGTCTCTTTGCTTTTCTATTTGCGACAGCAGCACTTCTTCTCATCAAAATATCTGCGTTCAGCGACTTCTCCCTGCTTACCGATATTGAAAGAAGAAATCGGACGATGGTAGCCCATCACCCGGGTCCAGATTTCGCACGGAGTTCGTTCACTGTTTTTAATCCCGTATTTTTCTAAATCGTTCGTCATAGTTTCTCCCATTTCTTGAAGAAAAGTTAAATCTTTATCTGCTTAGATCAATTACCACATGTCCCTAAGCTTAGTTCCTTCCGGTACGTAAAGCGGATGCCTTGGCTCTCCACCCTCATTCATAGCCAAACATTTAATATTGTGCCTTCGGAACTTTTTTCTAAACTGAGAACTTCGATCAAGATAGGACCCAAAGTTTCCCCAGGCCGCTACGACAATATCTGCTGACTTAATAAGTTTGTCCAAATACTTGTCATTCTCAGGTCCGACTGGATCCGTAGCCTTGATAAGGTCATTCTGTTTTTTTGATCTGAAGGCAAAAAGGTTGCCAACTAGAAGACGGCCTGCGCCAAATTGACGGGCAAAATTGATCATACGGCGGACTGTCGCATCATCTTCTACAGCATCAGCAGTGGACGGATTCAGACAGACAAAGAGGACAGTCGGTTTGCCTTCGTCCCATGTGCGTTCTAGGGAGTAACGATATAGACCGTCCGGTGAAATTTCAGCAGATTTTTTAATATCCGACATTGCTCCTCCTTCTGGGTTTACCTGCTACTGTAGCGCTTTTCTACAGTATTCAATAGGTCCTCGAACCTCTTGCAGTAATCGTCGACATTCTGCTGCCAACTGCAAACATCGAACTGTGTCTCTATCGGCAGAGGTCTTGGCTCTTTTTTCAAGACTGGTAATGCGGGAGCGCAAGCGGTCAGAGTCAGCGCGAGCGTTAGATTCAGCAGCACGCATCTCTGCGAGAGCGATAGCCTGATTTTTGTATTGTGTCTCATAGTCTTTGACTGTAACCGTGAGTTCCGAGATTTGAGTTCGAGCAATTTTCAACTGCTCAGAATTCTGACCATTGTGAAGACCGAAAACATAAGCGCCAGCAACTAACAAAGCGCCGGCGCCCATCTTTACCAATTCAAAAGGATTCATCACATCAATTTCACCTCATCTTCTCGGCGATTCATCAGCCCTGGGAGGATTTCGTACATCTGTTTTCCGTGCTCATCCTTAACCAGATTGCCGTTCCTATCTCTGATTTTCTTCTTTGCAAAGGATCGGAATCCCTCTTTTGCCAAGTCGAGTTTCCCGGAATTCAAATATCCGAGGGTCTTAGATTTGGCAACTGCGCTCACACCCAAGTTAAATGCCAAATCTAATAATGCGATGTACTGTCCTGCGGTCAGTTTGCAAGTAACGTAAGGAGCTAAGCCCTCGGCGTGCTCAATCAAGTCATCGCGAAGCAATTTCTCTGCTTCTTGTCTTGAGATTGACTGGCCTGGTTTCACGCCTTTTGTGTGTCCATAGCCAATAGTAAGAACTCCTCCCGGACATCGATAAGCTTTCAATCGCAGACCTTCCCACTTCTTCACAAAATCTTCTGCAATAAGCGGATTCCATTGCGAAAACGGTAATTTTTCCTCATTCATTTTGACTTTCTCCTAAATGGACTTTTTCTTTGATGCGTTTTTCATGTTCCGTTTGGACGGTTTCCAACATGTCTCTTACGCGTTGAGGAATGATCTGACCAAACCCAGCCTTCTCAACGTTTTCGAGGATTGAAATCAATTCATTCAAAGAAAGAGCACCAATTGCCCAGGCCCCAATCCATGGTTCATTGAATATCTGATCAACCCCGTGGAATCCGATGGCTACCAAGAGGATGATGAATTTCCGGATAAGGCCTTTGAGCCCTACTCTGCTTGACCATGTTCCGGTTCTGGCAGCGGCTACGATCCCGCTCAGGTAGTCGAAGACCACAAATCCAAACAACCAGTAGAAGAGGTTTTGATGCTCCCCCATGAGACTGCTGATAAGGGAAGTAAAACATCCGGCAATAGTTAAAAAGAAACTCTTGAGAACTCCGGGATCAAAACTATTCAGACGACTTAAAAATTGATCCCACATCTCTCAATCTCCCTATGTCGTCGATTTTGTAGATGCATGTTTCCTCCGATATTTAGATAAAAAAGAAAGCCCCTCGCGAGGAGGGGCAGATAAATTAAGGGGAACCTTTGTATGGATAAAATCTCACGTAAGTTTTTATAACTGTTCCGTCCTGTAAAGTAGCAACAAGTTTTATGTCAATCGCTTTCCCTTTAGCGATAGGAAGAGTCAAAACCGGCCAACCCCAGTTGTAGCAACAGGTTTGATTGGAATCGAGATTGTCAACCTGAACATAGGCCGTAGCTTTGTCAGTCGTAGGTAGTTCTATTTGACATATAAACAAGCCGTCCGCCGGAGCTGTATAAGAACCCAGAGGTTGGATACCATTCCCGCTCCTAGTGTAGGTAAGCGTTGTAGCCTGATAGTTGTCCATAAAAGGCACAGACTTATGGCTACCCCGGAAAGCTAAGAGAACTTGTTGGAAGAGCGCTTTTAACATGACGCACCTCCAAACATCAAATCAATTGTTACCTTCGACTTTGTATATACGAATATAGGCAGCAGAGAACTGGTTTGATTGCCCAATTGCGTAGGTGAGTTCTTGACCTTTTTTGGCGTAAGCCCAAATAGAAAGGTTCCCATTCGCAGACGGCCCAAGATTGATAAGGTTGAACCCTCCAATATCGGTAAACCAAACTCCATAACCTCTGAGGTTAACGACCCCTGTGTACGGCATCGTAAATGGGTGACTTTTTCCATCTGTAATAACAGATAGTTGAGTAGAATCTTGAAGAGAAATTGTTGATTGGTCTGCAACCCACCCTTTCTTACTTTGCAAGAATTTTTCCGCAAAGAGCTGTACCAATGACTTAAGCGACACAGGACACCTCCTTGCAGAGTAAGGCGGATAATCTTTCTACCCCCCCCGATATTCTTAATGAATTGGGCTACAGGGGCTTTCCCACAATATTTAATCGTCACGGGAACTCCTTTCAAGACGGGTGTCATTAGCATAAAATCAAAGGTAACATTGCTACGGGTTACGCCCCCGGTATATTGCCCTGTAGTGAGGTGGGAGGACATTTGAGGATAGCCTTGGTCTCTCAGCAACATATATCCGTCGCTCGGCGGCGTGTAGCTCAATTCTTTATCTGTAAGACCGTCGCTTGGCGACAATTGAATTGTGGTTGCCGAAGTAGAAGGGTAGCTTTGTTTAGCAACGTCGCCTGATTCCTTCTTGCTGTAGAACTTGGATAACAGGAGGCTCAATACGTTTTTCAGCATAATGCGCCTCCTGTCTCAAGGTTAGCTAAACGGAAATGCTTTAAGTGTTCCAGCGGGAACGTCCTGACTGCCTGAGTAAACGGCAACGCGGAGGGTTTTGCCTTTTTCGCACGGAAGAGAAACTGCTGCAAAGTTATCGGAGAAACCACGGACGCAAACACGCTGCATTTGGTGTTCCCCTTCAAAGACGCAGCAGTCAATCGCCACTGTAATATGGTCTGGGCCTTTAACAACTGCCCAACCGTCAAACGGCATTGTGAAGGACGTCCATGTGTTTGTCTTTGGTATTTCAAAGACTGTCTCGGGGTAAGCCAATTTGACCGACCGCTCAGATAACCACTTCTTTTTGCTCTTAAGAAAACTTTCGGCAAATAGTTGAACGAGGGCCTTAAGCATGGCAGAGCCCTCCGAACAAGGAGATTATACCCCCCCCCCGATTGTCTTGAAGAATCGTACCGTGATGTCAGTTAAACGAATACCGTTTACGGAAAACGAGGCACCTTTGCTAATCGGGAACAACATATTAAAACCTTGCCCAGACATTGGACTTACTTGAGAAATTTGGCCGTCTCCTATTTGTGCTTGAATCATAGATCCAACGTTCTCAGTTGTTATATACGCAGATCCACTTATGTTCAAATATCCATCGTTTGGAGCCGTCCCGGTGTAAAGACCATTGGTCCATTTGTCTCCTACCGTTGACGTTCCATTAAACCACTGCGGGGAGGTATAGGTGCTTGAAGCGCTGTGTGCAGCACCTCCTGGTGTAGTCCGAGTATTCAATAATTGTTGAAGCAATTGTTTAAGCATTTAAGCTCCTTTCCCCCCCGCCGAGAAACACCCACCCTACTTTGCAACAAT